CCATTATGTCTATCAACATGTAATGTAATAGTATCATGAACCCAAAAACCTTCAACATTCCATGAAATGCGAGATGAACCTTGAGCGATATCTTTGATAGTAAATGCTGATCTAGTAAATTGTGTCATAATCTTTCTCCTATATTTTGTTTGATTATGTGTATATTATACCATGGTATTCTAGATTTGTACACATCCCTAAAGGGATGAAAAAGGGATGATTTTGCTAATCTTTTGCTCTTTCCCTATTGAAATGATCTTTTTCTTTTTGAGACATTTTCATGTAATCTTTGAATGGGATACATTCTACTTTGCCATCTTTGTCTGGTGTAGAACACCACATTCCGCCTTTCATAACATCTGAATTTTTTGCCATATTATACTCCTGTAGGAACTCTATCGCGACCTGTACGATCTTTGTTTAATGGAGAGATTTGATCTAAAACATGACATAGTACATCACCACGAATATCACGGTGACCCCAGTTACGAAGTACATCAATAATTATATTAATATTTTGACCTTGAATGCCAACTGGAAGCCAATTGCCTTTAATAACTTTCTTAAGGTTTTTTACTCTTGCACAAATATCATCAGCTAGATCATTGTGCTGAGACATTCTTAGTTTATTGACAATAGTATTAGCAATAGAATCTGTCATGTCAATAGACATCCAGATTAGTGGGGTAGTTACTTTACGATCTTGATGCATTACTTTCTCCATATTTTTTAATATATGGGTATATTATACAGCATTTTATATAATTTGTACATATCCCTAAAGGGATGATTTTACCATTTTCCTTTGTCGAGAAGTGCTCTGATATGTATAAAGAAAAACTGAATATCTAGCATTTGCTGGCCAGATAAAACATCTTCATTAAAGCAATCAAATCTAAAAGTCCAATGGAATGGATTAACTATGATAGTAATCCATATTCCACTGTATCTAAGATAGTTGTAAATTGTTTTTATAATTTCCAATCTGCTGTATTCATTGTTTTACCAGTAGCTGAGTTATCAAAAACTGGTGTATCATCTACTAATGTTTGTTCACTTTCTTCTACATCAAATAATCTCATCTTAGATCTATCTATACCAAGAACAAATCGTTTATGGTATGTAGGATCATTATAACGATTCTTTAATTGTTTTACCATGATCTGATTTTCTTTATCAAGCTCTTCGGTAGAGATTAATGCAAACATTAAGTCTGCCGTTGCAGGCAAACCAAAAGATTCTGATGTATCTTCAAGACCAACATCACTATTTGAATAACCAGAACGAGTGGTCTGAGTAGCGGAGAAAAGGGGCACATCAAATTCTACTGCAAGACCACGAAGTTCTTCGGCTATTGCTTTGACATAATTATATGAATTAATTGAACCACCCATACCTTTCATTCTTGATGAAGCACAGATATTCAAATAATCAATAAAGATTACATCAGGTTCAAACTGTTTCTTAAGTTTGAGTTCTTGTAATAATCCTCTAAAGTGTCCGGCATGAGCTGAACCAGTAGGATATTCTTTTACTACCAATCTACCATTTGTTTTACGTGATAGATCTGCAATCTTAGCAGAGAACATATCTGCTGACATTTTATCTAATTGATCGATTGGTACATTTAATAAGTTAGCATCGATACGTTCTGCAATACGTTCTTCTGCCATTTCCATAGAAATATACAAAACATTCTTACCATCAACTAAAGCATTAGCTGCAAGGTGACACATGAATAATGATTTACCAACACCAGTACCAGCGAGTGCTATGTTTAATGTTTTATTTGGTACACCACCCTTTGTAATTTTATTAAAGTATTCAAGATCAAATGGCATTCTATCTTCAATCTTATGATAAAAATCAAAACGTTGTTCTGCATTCTCTAAATAATCGTGACCAACGTTAGTGTCAAAAGCGACTCCCAGAGCTTGAGTTAAAAGATCTGGAAGTGCACCTTTGGTTAACGTGTCATGTTTGCCGTCTATAATCGTAATTGATTCCATGACTGCGTTGTAGATAGCTCGATCCTGGCACCACTTTTCCGTATTATCTAATAACCATTTCTCGTCTACCTCATCACCAGTGAATAGATTCTGTGCAATTTCTACTGCTGCAGTAAAAGAATCACCACTGAGATTCGAATGTTCGTTTAATTCTACCATGAAAGCTTCTTTAGTAGGAAGCTTATTATACTTTGCTACGAATTTACCAGCTTCATTGAATAGTGATCTATATGCACCTTCAAAATATTCTGGTTTAATGAACGGAAGTACTTTCCGCATGTAATCTTCATCAGTTAAAAGATTACGTAATATTGTTTGTTCAATCTTCAGATTCATGTGTTTGTACAAATCCCTCTTCTAATCCATCTTCAATTACACTAAATAATAAATCACCAGCATATTGTTGAAGTTCTACATTGGCTTCAGTTAAATTCTCATCTTGAGAGTCAACTACACTAAAATCAAATTTTAATTCTTCATTTGTATCATCATAACGAATAGCACCAAATACAATTGTTGTTTCAGGGAAAGGACCATTCTCTAGTCGAATAGCCCATGCATCTGGATGTTCGGGGTGATGTACGAAATTATAATCTTCTTTTTCTTTAAGCTTCTTCATCGTCTAAATCATCAAATACTTCATTACCACCAATCTTATATACATTTCTCAAATACTCTTTGAAATCTGTTTCTTCAAGAATAGGCTTCCAGAACTCTTCGGTTAGAGTTGCTGCTTCACGTACTTTAGATTCTGAAACTTCGCCAGTTTCTTTATCGACTTTAGAATACCAACCATTAGAAGGTTTGACAACATATCCACCAGATAGACCAAGATCTAATAGACCAGAGTATTTCTCTACGCCACCTTCCCATGATACTGAGATAGGAATCTTAGATTGTTCTTTAGTGAATCGAGATTTTTCTACTTTAATAACGAACTCATAACCAACTACATCTGTACCTTTCTTATTTTGTCTACGACCAATGATCCAAATGTTATCAGCTGAATAGTAAATACCTGTACCACCAGACACAACATCTTTAGGGAACAAACCAATTTCTTTATAAGTATGATTGATTGCAAGTAGAGGGATATCTTTCATTGCAAGATAAGGTGTTACCATACGGAATAAACCTTTAAGAGCTTTTGCTCTAGACATATCTGCAACAGATTTTTCATTAAGTGCATCTTCCAATTCTTTCTTAGATGCAAGGTTACCAACTGAATCGATTACAACAATAACTCTATCACCACGTTCAAGTTGTTCTAGTTGATTAACTAAATCAAACTTTAATTCTTCTACATTCGTAATAGGTGTATGTAATACACGATTTGTATCGATATCAAAATTCTTAAAATAAGATTGAGGGGAACCAAACTCTGAATCATAAAATAACATAACAGAATCTTCATACTTTTTCATATAGGCAGAAGCCATAAGTAAAGCAAAAGATGTTTTGAAATGTTTTGAGGGGCCTGCAAGAACTGTTAGTCCAGGTGTAAGTCCACCATCCGGATCGCCAGATAATGCCACATTAATCATAGGCACATCGGTCACGATCATATCTTTTTCGTTAAAAAACTTAGACTCAGAAAGAATATTAGTATGAGAAACTTTACTATTCTTTTTGAGTTTATCCATTATTGACGGCATAATAACTCCATTTTTAATTTTATAGTAATACTATTATAACATGGTTTTGTACAAATGTACATCATTATTTTTTCTATTGATAATAATTTTGAAACCATCCAACGAATGATTTAATTCCTTGTTTAATATTGTTTTGAGGTTTATATCCAAGTTTGCTTATCTTGGTTAAATCAGATAGAGTGTGTCGGACATCTGCAGGGTGCATATCTTCAAATTTAATATTTGCTTTCTTTCCAACGTTCTTTTCGATTAGATGTACAAAATCCATAAGTGGTACTTTTTCTCCAGTACCGATATTATATATCTCGTGAGTATTAATTTTAAACACTTCATCGATTAAAATTTTAATACCCTGTACAATGTCAGAAACATGAGTAAAGTCTCTTGACATTTCTCCATGACCAAATACTGTGATTTGCTCATCATTTAAGATCTTTTCTGTAAAACTATGTAAAGCCATATCAGGTCTTCCATATTCACCATATACAGTAAAGAATCTAAATCCTATAGAAGCAGGCAAACTACTATTCATAAACTGACATTCATTCACATACTTAGACCATGAATATGGATTTGAGTGATGAAAAAATTGAATATCCTCTGTGAATGGAGGAGTCTGTCCTTTGTAAACACTTGAACTAGATGCATATACAACTGGAATATTTTTCTTTTCAGCAGCATCTACAATTCGTTGTGTACCATTAATATTATTATCAATGTAAGTATATTTGTTATCTAATGAAGCTCTAACACCTGGCCAGCAAGCAAGGTGAATAATAACATCTATATTATTTAATAGAC